ATGCTGAGAAATACACAGAATCTGTGTCACCATAAATTACTGCCTTGCCTCTGTAATCATATTCACCACAGATTATTTCATTTGTTCTGGCAGCCATGTGTTTTGTGATGCACCTACCTGTGAGTGTTGTGCTTTGCCCAATACGAGTATCAAAAAATCTACAACCTGGATTGAGGATAGCACCATATAGTGAATTCAAATTAATTTTCTTCACCAACTGTCGCTTGTCCCAAAATGCAGTTTCAGTAGCATTGCTGGCATCCATTGCTTTTTTCTTTTTGGCCTGTAGTTCTTTACGTTCTGCATACCAACGTTCCAACAGGCCTGGAATCACGCCTGCAAATTCATGTGTGAATATTGTGCCATTAGCACTCAGGAACCATGGTTGATCTGAATTGAATATCAGTTCATAAACTTCTGCCGCACTCAGTATGTTGGACTCGCCATTTTCCCAATCAATGGTTATACTCTGTGCTCTGTCTTTTCGCATCACTGCTTGATATTCAAATGATCCAAACTCACCTTCCCATGCACCTGCAAACGATTTCTTCTCCATGGTCATTCTGCGTTCAATTTCTTCTTCTGTGAGTGTCTGACGCAGTTGTCCAACAATGGTTTCCGGAGCCATGTTGAGTGCTCTAATCACAGAAGGATACAGCGAATTGATGTCAATGGACCCAATCCAATCATGCAGTCCTTTCTTAGGATATGCCACATAGGCACCTGCCGCAGGATCTGATCCTGGTTCGCGTCTTATTCTATCAGGCACAACCATGCCACGCCTGTGTGCTTCGTTGATGATGCCTTGTTCTGTCACTGCCACAGCACCCATGGTGGTCTGTATCAGCACAGTGTTTTGATGTGCAAGTTCATTGGACAGTGCAATAAATTTTAGTTTGTCATCCAGTCTGCCCAACAGTGCCACGTCTTGCCTGTTGTACTCAATGAACTTTACAAAGTCTTTGTTGTACAATGTATCCAGTGTGCCTTCATATGGAGTTTTTTGTTCGCCAAGTTCCATCTTGGAAATAAAGTCCAATGCATATGAATGTCTTTCTTCATATGTGTATTTTCTGTACAGTTGCATGTAGTCTAAATGCACTCTGCCAATGATATCATATGTGACTTCTTCATTGCCAAATCTTTCAAACAATCTCTTGCGTGGGTATGTGTTCCACAGGCACAAGCGTCTGGTGTCATCTTTGGACATGACTTTTTGTATCCTGTTTACTGTGTATGGAATATCAAAACCTTCAGAGTTCCAGCCACTCAGCACATCAGCATCTTCAATCAGCGTGATAAATTTGTCCAACATGTCTGCTTCAGATTCACACAGCATGGTGTTTTCAAATTCTTGTTCAATGATCTCAGGATTCGGAAAGTCCTTGGGTGGTATGGCCAGTGATATCAATTGGTCTAACCATTGTAGATACACAGTGATGGATATGATTGGTGCCCATGCATCTGCTGGTTTGGCATAACCTTTGTTGGGATCAAAGTCTACCTCAATGTCGAAGAATGCAACTTGTAGTTCTGGAGCGTCCTTGTTCAGATAGTTTTCTTCCAAACAACGGAATATTGGATTGATGTCTGACTCATACATGCGTTTGCCTGACTGCATGTGTACTTCACGTTTGAACTCTTTGCCTGATTTGGTTGCTATGCGTGACACAGGAGTGCCATACACTGATTTGAATTTGCCTTTGGGGTCATCATAGTACGCCACATAGCGAGCAGGATATTCAACATATCTTCTCTCGCCTTTGATGCGTTCAACCACAGATATCTTGTCTGCGTCGCGATCAAACAGTGCGTCTACGTAACTCATTAAGCCTTTTTTGCAACAGCTAGAAGTTCTTCTAGTTCCTCAATGTCATGTTTTTCGGCAGCCAATGATTCCTTGAATGCCACTGCAATTGCTTTTGACAACAGTGCTGGTTTGATGTCTAATTCTTCTGCCACTGCTTTGACTGTGTCTCTCAAACCTTCTGATAAATCTTTTACTTCTTGCTTGACTTTGATGCCACTCTCAATGACGTGTTTTATTTTTGCTTGTTCTTCTGTGTTCAATGTTTTCATAAGAATACTCCTTGAACTTATTATAAAACAAAATATTACTTTTGTCTATTGTTTTGTTTGGGTAATTTTGCGATGATGTCAAAATATCTTTTTGCTGGATTGGTTTTGTTGAGTGCTATGCCTCTGGATCCAGGAGAAGTTGGGTCTTTAATTTGTCTATTGAGATCTATGCCAAGTTCAATTAGTTTCATCTGTTGCCTCACTGACATCTGATGGACTTTTGACATGCACAGGGCCAATGTCATGGCTGTCATCGTCATCCACATTGAACTGTTCTGGTTTGTCTTGTTCCCACTGTGTAAAGTATGAATCATCTGTGATGGTGTCTTCTCTTGTGTTTTCAACTGTGTAAAAATTTTGATCAATGAGATATCCTGGATTTTTGGTTAATCGCTCTTCCATGAAAGCATCATCATACCAAATTGTTCTGTTGTTTGGATATGCAAAAAATGTACCTTCATCCATTCTAAACATGTGAGCACACTTGTGTTCTGGATCTTCTGAGAAGTTTGTGTCCAGCATGCCTGCTTTGTCTTCCCAACCAAAATCAATTGTGAACATGTATGTTCCTTTTCTTTTGGTACCATGCCAATCAATCAGTTCTGCACGACAGTTTGCCAGTCTGTTTCTTCTCTGCACACTGATGTATGAACTGAAGCAGTCCCAATACATGTGAATATTCAATGGATGTTTTGGCGCATCCTTTTTCCAAACAAATGCATTGATAGGACGTCTGGTCCAGTTTACTCCATTTGGCAGTAGACATTCAAACAGTATTGCTCTACGCTCCATGCAGTTTGTGGTGTGAATATCGCAAAATGTAAAATCGCCATGTCCTTTGGTGTGGTTGAAAAGATATTCATTTCTTATGTAAGCACTGAATGGGGGAATATTATGATTGAGATATGCCATCTACCAGTTCCTGCATGACCAATATCTTGCTTTGGTCTTTGGGCCTGGGTTGTCACAGTTGTGTCTTGCTCTGAATGATTTACGTCTGGCAGGATTTGATTTTCTTATTCTCATGGTTGGTCTTTTGGCAGATGTGCCACCATGTCCAAAGTTTACTTTTTTGATGTTGCCTGTTTTGGGATCTTTGACATATACTTTAAATTTTTTGACATCACCACGTGTGGGTTTGTTAAGTTTTACTTTTCTGCCTCTGTACTCAGCTTCAAGTGCATTGATCAATTTGCCACCTATTTCGTCTGTGTACACAAGTATGTTATCTTCATGCACTTCGATGATGGGTGCATCAATGGCTAATGTTTCATCAAATTCAAATGTCAACACATCGCCTGCTTGTGGATTTTGAATGTGATGTTTTAGTTCTTCAAAGTTCATTGTTTGGCCTCAACTATATTTATTATATCTTGGATTGTGACTATGTTATCCACTTCACTGTCATCAATTGTGATGTCAAGTTTCTTCTCCACTTCCATTACAATTTCTACTGCTGTGAGGCTGTCTGCTCCTAGGTCATCAATTAATCTTGCTGTTGGCACTAATTTGGATTCATCATCTGTCAATATTTCTTTGATGATTTGATACACTACTTCACTCATTTTTTATACTTATTGCTTACGTTTTTAGCTTTGCCTTTTCTATCTGGGTTTTTGTCTTTTCTACGTTTTCTATTGACTGCTTGAGCTATTGCTTTTTTACCGCCTTTAGCTCTTAGACTTGCCGCTCTGGCTTTTGATAGGCACTTGGGTTTGCCTTCTCCAGGTTTTTTGTCACCGCATTTGCCAATGCGTTCACCTTTGGTGTTGTAACGATCCCATCCGCCACCACCTGCTCCACCTTTTTTGCCTTTGCCAAACCATGCTCTGAGTCCTGCATGACTTGACTCATCTAAATCATGATGTTCACAAGAATCAAGTAAATGATAATTTTCTTTGAAGTAAGCAACTGCTTGTTGTTCGTTGTCAAATAATTTTACAGGTTGATTGAATTTGTCTACAACAAGATATCTGTCTTCACGTTTGACACAGTTGGGCACACGTTTGCCAAACATTGTTTTGAAGCCTTTGCGTTCATAGCCTTTCCAACAGCGTGTGCCTTCTTCAATTTCAATTAGTTCTAGGAGACGCATTACTTTTTGCTCTTGTTGCCCCAATTGGCTGCGCCTACTTTACGGCACTGCACAAGAGCACCAGAAGCGTAAGCCGACGGCCATACTTTGTATCTTGATTTTACTTTGTGATAGCAGGCATCTTTCTTTTCTGCCAATGCTTCAAATTCTTCTTCTGTGATAGGAGCATTTTCTTCAACTGTTTGGGATTGCTCTTTAATTTTCTTTTCTAGGATGCTCATGAATTCTAATGTTTGTGCATACATTTGTTCTAATGTGTGTTCTTGGCCATCTGATGTCTTAAACTTGGTTCCTGGCTTGGCTCCTTGTGCTTTGAGTTGTCTAACTTTTTGTGCAAACTCGTTGCCATCCATCAAGTCACTGATGTCTTTGTAATCAGAACTGTTTACCTTGTCCCATATTTTTGCTTTGCCTTCACCATGTTTTTTGACAAAGTCATCTTTGCTCATCTTCATGGCATCATCTTCCAAGTCCATGAGATAGTCTTTTACAGCACCTTCTACTATGTCGCCTTGGCCTTCATTTGCATCCACAGCATCTTTGGCTACTGCTTTATCCTGTTCGCCCATTAAAACTTTGACTAGGTTGGAATTTGCAAATGATTCAGATTTTTGACACAGCGATTCTAAATATGAACGTGGCATCATACCTTGAGATCTTGCTTGATCAGCAATCATCTTTTCAAAGTCTAATAATTTAGATTTGGCTGACTGTTTCTGTAGCTGTTCTTGTTTGGCTTGTTCAAATATTGTTTTTAAAATGCTCATGATACATTATTTATTTGCAATTTCAATCAACCCATGCCAAGATTTGACTAGAGTGCCGTTGGCAGTGATGTCGCTGTCGCCTACATTTTCTATGGTTATTGTGTTGTCAGTGGTGTTAGTGTACGGTGTAATGACACAGTTTGGCCAGGCCAGCGTCTGATCTAGAAAGATTTCATCATTGATGTACAGTCTTATGGTGGGGTTATGATCACTGTGGATCGCAATCATCTTTTCAAAGGAGCACCAAATATAGACACATTCATATCAAGAGCATTGTCAGTTGGTTTTTGTTTTTTTGCTTTTTTGTGCCTAGGTGATTTGGTTCCAGATTTTCCAGGCGATCCTGTGTATGATTTTTTGAATCTGTCCGGATTTGCAATGTGCGGATTTGCCACTGAAGCAATGTTGCCTGCGGATGTAGCACCTGCTGTGGCTTGTTCCAGTATGTCTTGTATTTTCATGCTAATATTTATTCTATAAAATGATCAGTGTGATCTAACACACTTGGCAACAAAAAAAATGCATTGCGTACAAAGTTTAGATATTCTAACTCACTAGTGACACTTTTGCATCCTAGTAATCTGTCACTTGGTATTATAATTTGAAATTTATTCAATTTAATGAGTTTGACCACGTTGTTTTTATTATCAAATTCAACTTTGCTAAAAA